GGGAATCACTTCGGGAACAACTTCAACTTTTTTAGCTTTTCTTTGTCTTTTAGGTTTGTCTTGTTTAACCTCCGGTACAACTTCTTCAACAACAGGTTGTGGTTCAACAACCATTTCGACAACAGGTACTTCAGGTTCATCGATAAAATCAACCTTAGCCTTTTTTCTTAAATAATATTCTTTAGCTTTGAGACGTTTATATTCTAAGAAATTAGGATCAGATTCTTTTCTGTCTTTGTAATATTTCTTTCTTTGTTCATTTACCTTATCTCTATTATTGTTTCTATATTTTTGAGTTGCTCTTTTTTGTGCGTCAGTATATGACGAGTATTTAACAACAACATTATTATCAGTATTATCCATTATATATATACTATAATATATCTTTAAGTATATATATGATATTATTTATTTACATACTTAATATCAACTGGAATTCTAAAACCATCTATACCACCTTTAGTATCTTCCGATGTAATGCTATCAATTGGTTTAATGACTTCAATTTCTTTTCTTAATGATGGGTCAGCACTTCTGAAGAAGTGTTTAAGTATATATTCGTTCTTTTTAAAATCGACCGATTTATTTAGATCATCAAACATACTGATAAATGTTTCTACATCTTGATATAAATCACCTGATCTGTATTGCGATGCATTTACAAAGTGTCCGATAGCTAAGCAATAAAATCCACATGCGTTATTCATTAAGCTCTGTACATCAGATTCAGTATATGGTAATCCTTGTTTCTTAGTTGTTTCTTTTGCTGCTTTCTTTACGTTTTCTGGTGGAGGTTTACCATACGGATCAAAGTAAATAGATTCTACTTTATCATTTGGATATTTATTACATTGAAGAAATACCCAATGTGTACCGTCGTTAGGTTGTCCATCTTCGTCCATACTATCTTGAATGTTGATGATATAACATTTATTAAACTCTAATGGAGCTTCTAACTCATCTTTAAAGCATACATCAGCTAATGGAACTGACATTTTTTGTGCTAATTCAATAATTTGTGAATCTGATAATGACATTTATTTTATTATATATATAATATTATATTTTTAAGTCTATAATATTATAATTAAAAATTGGAAACTAGTTTATATATTTAGATATATAGCCCAGCACCTAATCCAACACCTAATCCTGAACCGATCACCATACCTGGGCCATTGTTATATTTTTGAAATTGTACAGGTAAGAAGTGTGCCATTTGGAAGTTAGCACTCAAAGGTTGTGATACAAGAGCAGGAGGAATAGTAACTACATGTCCACCGTTTTTACCGATTGTACCTCCTTCGATACCTCTAAATACACCACGAGGTCGATAACCCCTATGAAATCCTTGACCTTCCATTTCATCTTGAGGTGATTGTCGTCGACGGGCTTCAACAGAACGTCTAGCTAATTCGCTTGCTAATTCTGATCGAGCAGCATTTTCTAAACCAGCTCTGTTCATATAATCATAATTGGTTCCAAGTTGTCTATTCAATGCTTCGTTAGCTTTAGCTTTAGCGTATTTCTTAGCTATTGTTTTAGCTCCGTGTTGTTTGACACCACTAATGAAGTCATGATATTTATCAGGATTGTCAATGTAATCATATGCTAATCCCGACAGACCAGCAACACCTGCTGGTAAAAATGGGATGAGTTCAGGTTGTATTCCTCCCAATGCAGTTGCTCCTGCAGTAAGACCTCCTGTAATACCTGCTTTGACCATAGGTTTAAGTTGGTCTCCGATTTGATAAGCTAATGTCTTAACTCCTGCTTTCTTAAGCATACGATCGAATTTAGGTCCGAAGATTCCTTCTCCTGCAATCTCAGGTTGAGTTTCTCTAAGTTTAGCATGAGCTTCAGGTGGTAAATTTCTATTTGCTTCAATTTCTTCAGGTGATAGTTGTACTTCAATACCTTTGTTTCTCCCGAAGGCTCGACTTACTAATCTATAGTTTTCAGGATGAACAATAAGATTAAATCCTTTACCTTTTTTAATACGGACTCTATGTCCATTTCTAAGCTTACTGAGTTGCTTAGGACTCGCTGAAATAGTAATGATATGCATATAATACCATATGTTAATAATCGTTTAAATACGTTAAACTATTAAATAAAGTACTTTAATAATTAAATAAAATAAAAAATTGGAAAAAATATTTTAATTTATAGTTAATAAAAATATTAATTCAAAAAATAGTTATTAGTGTGAGAGAGAGTTTAGACGCGTGCTCCAGTTAATGCATCGATGGATACCTCAACCCCATATTCAATAAAGCAAATATAGTCCATGATTTTACTACTCATGTTTTGACCAATCAATTGAATTGATTTTGGTACAGAGGATTCAACAGGTAACATTCTTTCAACATTGACATAATAGTAACAGTATTCCATATCAAAACCTTGTCTATCAACAAGACCAGAAGTAATACCATCAGTAAGACCTCCGTTGACTGAATTTTGACCATAAAGTTGGTTATTGAATTGTTCAAAGTTATATTTCTCCAAGTTATAGATAGCGTTTTGACCAGATACTTGAATATTAAAGTTAGTAATCCATGACATAGGTGAGGTTGGACCAGTTCCAGCTGGATCGAAAGGTGATTGCCAAACAGGTCCATTTGCGAATCCACTTGATGCAGTATTGAAGTATGGAAGAACAAGAACAGATTTAACGTTAGCAATACCGTTAGTCAACAAGTTATTGATCATACCTCCAGATGCAACATTAAGTACTTGATATTGATATACATCAGTGTATTTAATTTGTTTAACAGGTGTTGACAAGTATGCTTGTTCAAAAACAGGATTAAAAGTATATGCTGGAATATATAGATAAACAGATTTAGATAAGGTTCCACTTGATTGTCCTACCAATGTATTAAGGGTATTATCTAATACAGTTGCTCCGACTGAAATATTCATAATATAACTTAATGTTGATGATCCTGCACCAACTGCTGAAAATGTCCCTGTGAATGGGAAAAGTGAAGCACCACCGTTAGATGCACTTAGACCAGTAACAATTGTACCGTTGTTAACAATATTTGTTGGTCTACCAGATGCAAGCATTAATGGGTTAACACCTCCTAAAGGATTCGATACAGAAGTAACACCGTACGTAAGAGGAGCAAAAGTATTGTTTACAGCAGCTGATGTTGATTGACAAGTGAATGATGTAGATGTGTTATTTAAATTCATTGTCATTTTCATGAACACACCCTTAAGAAGTGGGCACATATTGAAGAAGCTATGAATATGTTTAAGGTAAACGGTTGCTACAATAGAGTATTGAAGAAAGCCTGCAACAGTTTGAGCACCTGCTACAACAGTTTGATTTCGTCTATTGGTAATATAACTTTTCCATAATAAGTTAACACTTCCGGAGTTTCCTACAGCATTAGCACCTCCGTAAATCATCGATGCATAATCTCCAGCAGTACCAACAGTTCCAAGACAATCAAAATTGATATATTGTTGTCTAGCTAAAAATCCATGATTACCACCATCGCTTTTAAAATTGTTATATGAACCAGCTACAGATGTAATAATATCATAGTTAGTATTGTTACAAGTTCCTACACCATTTGGACTATTTCCGGTATTAAATGACCATGTAAGCGGATCATCTGGATAAAATCCAATAGTTGCTCCTTGTGTGATAACATCACCATATGATAGAGAAGTCATTAATTTGAATGAATTCCACATATTGATATAAGGTGTTTGTTGTACGATAGTAGTTCCGTTATAATCGAGAGTGAATGAGTGGATGATTTGACCGAACCAATTCTTAAGACCAAGACAATGATCAGCAGAAGTAGCTGCAGTTGCAGGTGCAAATCCTGCAGTTGTAGCAGATGGAGGATTGGTATTTGTTGTGAAACCATTTGAAGCAACAGTAACAACAAAAGGAATTGAAAGATATGCTTCTCTATAAGACATATATTTATTAGAATTAGAAAGTTGTGAAGTATCAATGATACTTTGATTGTTATTATAGTTTTGATTTTGATTATCAAGAATATTAAGCCAGTCTTTACGAACGAAGACGTTAGGTGAGCCTTCTACTTCTTGGGCTAAGTCGAATACGAGTTTGTCAGACATAATTATTATATATTATTATTGTACGCTTATTTTTAAATAGTATTATGTTAAAAATAAAAGTATTAAATAAAATTGGAAAAAAATAAGTTTAAAAACTCATAACGATCTTCTTTTTACGATGTTTATCCGGTACGACGGATAGCTTCTCTAATTTAGAAGACAAAGATTTAAGACCTTCTCCTTTAGATTGTGATACACCTGCTCTTGTATATGGATTAATACCAGTAGTTCTGATATAATCGTCTATGTCATCATACGAAGATCCAGCACCTCCACCTCCGGTACGTAAAAGAACAGAACCCATACCTGAGCCGGTAGGATTAATACGTGACACATGGGGTCTAACGCGAGTATTTGAGAAGGGTAATTTAGCATGCGATGCACTATTGTAAACCATTTGATAATATTTTATATTTGATAACATGTGTTTAAACTATTATAGATCTAATTTTAATTTAGCTTTAGTATTGATATTACGATATTTCAATATGTTCTTCATCATGATGTCAATACATGCGATCTTTTGGTTAATAATTCGTTCTTTAACACATTCTTTGTCATTCTTCAATTCATTCATTAAAGTATTACGCGACGAGTTCAACTCATCATATAATCTGTTTATATAGTTAATATCTTCTAAGTTATTCATATTATTTATATATATACTTTATTGTTTATATATTAATAAATTAATATTCCAATATTCCAATTATTCCAATTTTAAGGGGGTATTTATAAACTTACTATAGAAAGCTAATATAAGAGTACTTTTCAAAAACGGCCGTTTTTCTGGAATTTGGAGATTTTGGCACATTACGTGTAATATTTATTTAGCAGAAAGAAAACCCTCGTCTCGATCCCTAATTGTTAGAAGGATAGTCATATTGGGATCAGCAAGACGTAAAGGTTGTAGATCATTTCCTAAGAAGGTTAAACGTAATTCGTTATAAGTACCATCAATCATCTTATTCCACATGAAATTAGGAGGAGTTTCGAATATTTGTTCTCCGATGTCAACACTTGGATTCAAACTATAAATGATACTAGAAGGCTGTGAGTATGGATTACTGATGTTAGACAATGAAAATAAAACGGTGTTATTTGGTTGTACTTGTGGTGATGTATTTGATAAGTAACTAATTGTATTAGCGCCGTTAATAGTTGCATAATTTGTCGCAGCTGTTGCAGGTGGAAAAACAGTACCTCCTCCGATATTTGCTACTGATGCAAAACCAGCAGGATATCCAAATATTATATTAATATTAGCAGGAAATGTAACGACTGAATTTTGTGCTGTGGATGGCCATCCTGCAAAATTAGTAGGTGTTGTATATAATGGAGGTGTAGCAGTAGGAACATAAAATGTATTAAGTTGAATAGCATATCTATTGGGATTTACAATGATTTCAAATGGATACACATTGTCTCCGGCAGGTGATATCCAATAATGACCATTTTGAATCATGACGAATTGACAGTAACTGTTTATATCCCTGATCTCATATAATCCATCTGGAATTAAAATTGTATACGTTGTTGTAACTGCAGCTACAGTCCATGTATATGTAATTATATTATTAACGAATGTTGATGTAATATTAAACCAACTGTAATACATAGATATACTAGATACTGCGATATATTTATCTTTCAGAACAACTGAATTAGGAAATTTATATACTAGTTTATTGTTTTGACCATCATTAACGATGTTGTTTTGACTAAAAACTATGACGAACATTTATATTATAATAATTATAATATTAATGTTTTAATTCTTTTACATGATTTTTTAATATCTAATTGTACTCATGTGTTTTGGAAGGTAAATTTTATGATGTTTATGAACAGTAACACCACATCCTCTAGATTGTGCATTCATATGACGCATGTGTTTAGTATGTGAAACATAAGGAGTATGGATACCTGATCCGGTACTTATACCTAAACTAATCGGGACTTGTGAACCACCAAAGTAAAATGGTTTCTGATATTCTCCAGATTCCATTTGATGAAATACTTTATTAGGACTAGCGACTTTAGGTTGGTAATTGTAAATTCCAGCTGTAGACATTTTAATATAAAATAATATTGGAAACTATTTTTTAATTATGATTTTAGACAATTAAATATGGTAATGTTTAATATCCCATCTCAATTAGTTCTTCCATAATTTCAGATACTTCTTTCTTAGGAAGTGATCCCATCTTTGAAAGTTTTATCAAATGTACTTTAAACTTCTTAATTAAATCCTTACTATCATTACCAGCCATAATTTCCCCTTTCATTACTTCAAATTGATGAATATCCTTTTCTTGTTGATCTTTGTCCGGTGCAGGAATACTAAATTTATCTACAATATTAGCCTTCGTAGTAAGTTTATGAAGATATACCTTCTCTGGTTCAGACAATCCGGACAATTCATTATACGAAGGTGTTCCACCACCAATCATTTTCTTAATGACATTGGATAAATTAGATGATACACGAGTACTCGGTAGTTCATTTATGTTACCTCCTCCCATGCGCTTCACAGCTAAAATACAATCTTTATTAAGCTTGTGATTATTGATTAGAAATTTACCAAACTTTACAAATCGTGGACTTTCATCGACACCTTTATCCAATGATGTATGTGCTTTAACACTTTCAGCATATGATTTCTTACCGATACCACATCCACGTGGTCTTCCTCTTCTTTTCTTCAATCCTTCACCTTCTGTTCCACCAACTCCGCCATAAAGATCTACAGATTGTTTTAAATAATCTACCCATGATCTATTTTGATCAGTATTACCTGTAACATTACGTGTTGTATCACTGGTAGTTTGTTGTGTAGGTCTTACATCATCCGTCCATCTTAAGTAGTCTTCAGTAATACCTTGTCTAAGATTACCTGCAATATTACCTGCTGTATCACTAGCAGCTTGTTGTGCATATTGAGACCATGTTCTATATTCAGGACCTTGTACAGGTCTTGCACCGCCCGACCACGCGGTCATCTCAGCCCTCAATGCTTTTAGTTCATTTGTTAAATCTTTAAGTTCTGTATACATTGATAATTGACCTTCAATTTCTGTTAATATTTTAATACTTAAACTATCATCTGCATTACTTGACGAGTTATTGAGTTGCTTTAATAATGAGAATATAGTTTCAGCTGATGGAAATTCCTCTAACAACTCATGATATCTAACATATGAATCTTGAAACTTTCTAACAAATTCAACATATTCAGGTGTGTCTGTTGGAATAGGAGGGTTTGACTTTGATGAAATAAACGCCTTTGTATTTTCAACAAATGATTCTTGTGTTAAAACATCTTTATATGCAATAAGACGTGATGCAATATTTGAAGATATTCTTTTAACAGCTGCACTCTTTGATTTATTCATAAATAATTTTTTGGAAATATCATCAAATAATTTTTGAATAGCTTCCATATCACCAAATGTAATACCTGAAGGTGCCATAGATTCGTGTTTAGTGAAATATGTTCCGACACTTGATGCAATTGTTTTAGTTTTATTATACATATCTTCAACAAATGAAACATATTTTTCGACATCATTTGAATCTCCTTTAATTTTATGTTTATATTGTCGTTGTAATGTTCTGACGATTTCAGGTGCTCTTTGTGCATAAAATGTGAAGAGAGAACCATCTGAATTTAATGGTGATTTTTGAATAGCTTGAATAACTGCTAATGCAAAATTAGCATCTGCAATAGGTTTCATATCTTGAATAATACCAATTTTTAATTTTTCGTTGTCAGCTAAAATTTCAGATGTTGTTCTTGTTTCTCCCATTTGTGATACAGCTGGAAGTTGACCTGTTGATTTATAAACTTTATTTGCTTGAAGATTCATATCATCTATACTAGCACGTAATGCTAATGTATTCATAAAATCTCTTCTATACTTCTCAGGATCTGAAGCGTATTTATAAGGTTGTCCACTCATATTCTTTTATATAATAAATTAAAGATATATATTTTTTAAATATATTTTTAATCATTATTATTTATTTATACTAATTCATTATACACTGGGTATGTTGAATAGTCAGCGGAATTATAGAATAGTTTTTCTGTACATACTTGATTAAACAGAATATCGATAACATCATCGTCTTCCTTCATTAAATTCTCCATGTGATTAATAAGTCGTTGTTTATCTACATGTGAAAAGTATGATGGGTTCATTAAAGGATGTTTTTCCATCATATTTAATCCAATAACTTTAATCTTAGTAATGTAATCACGTTTTCTTTTTTTAAGCTCTTCGTCTTCAGATAATTCTAATGGTTTTTCTTCTTGTTCTTCTTGTAATAGTTGATCAGCTGACTTTGTATCTTTCAACATGTTCTTCTCATAATCGTTTATTGGTTTTTGTTCAATATCTTCTTTCCATTTGATATCAGATGCCCACATAGACGAATCGTTAAAAATAACTTTGGATTTATTTTCCTCTGTACTCATATTTATTAATATATATAGTATAATAATCTTTAAGTATATTTATTATAATTAATCTTTTAAGTACCTATATAGGTACGTAAGAGTTTAAGTAATGTCAATGTTTAAACAATTTTTCCTCATCAACCAACAATTATATCGGCAACTAGGAACAAGCTCAGTGTTATCTTATACAGTTAATATCTCTTTAGATACACACGCTTTAATAGAATTTAATGTGGGTTTTTGTTGATCGATGTAATATTGTTCTTTCTGTTTAATAAATCCAGTTCCTTCGCATGTTCCAGCTTCTAAGATATCACACGTAAAATTGTCCCATCCTCCATTAGCGCGAATATATTGATAAACTTTACACCAATATCTTTTACCTACTTTATTGCGTACATTCTTCTTATGGTGACTCATTCTAGAACTAAAATTTTGTGTAGAACCTATATAAAACTCATCTTTGTTGTTATTATCATATATTTTATATATATAGTATTTCATTATTATATATATTATAAATTTTTTAAGTCTATAACTAGTTTTATATTTTATTATATTCTAAAAATTGGAAAATATTAACAAGTTAATAAAGATATAAAGTTAGTTTTTACGCATTGCACGAATTCTAGCCATTCTCTCTTTCATTTCCGGCGATCCTTTCTTCAGTCCCATACCTTTAGCATACTTAGGTAGTTCTTTAATCTTCTTGGCTAATCCTGTGATTTCTTCGTTTCTTTCTTTATAAAATTTCTTCATTGATTTTTTCAAATCTTCATCTTCTCTTTTCTTGTAGTTTTCAAGTAGTTGCATTAGTGCTACGTTACCACCGACAATACCATCACCTTCAATATCGCGTCTAGCATTATGTGAACCAATATCGATGTGAACCAGATCACCACCAATATCAGATTTTCGTGGTCGTCCTCGCTTTCTCATTCCTGTACCAGTATGTTTTCTGATCTGTTGTGCTCCAAGACTTCCGAGTTTAGATCCGAGTGCAGATGCGGCAACACCTGCAACAGGATTACCACCTGTAGCCAATGTAGCAAGTCCACCAAACGCAGCTCCTGTAGCTGCAGGGATTCCGAACTTAATCACATCTGTTAGTAATCCTCCTTTCTTCTTGGTAACATAATCCTTTGTCTTACCAATTACCATCTTACCTGTTTTTGTAGCATCACTATTAATAAAATGTTTTGCTTTATCGTATGTAGATGTAATAGGTTTTGTTAATTCATTAAATTCTTTTTTAGCTGATGATTTAATGGGATTAATAACTTCTTTTTGTAATCCGGATTTAATTGTAGATCCAAGTTTCTTGAATGCTTTACCGATATTGATTTTACCACCGTGCATTCGTTGATGATGTTTAATTACTTTATCCAATATTTGAAGTTGTTTAACAATTTTCTTTTCGCGAGATAATCCACCACCACCGATTTTCTTCATTGGTTTTTTGTCATCTTCAGAATCATCATCTGAACTACTAAACATTAATTCATTCAAATCTATTGAATCATTATCGCTTGAATAATCATCTACTAAATCATCTAAATTAATACTTTCTTCAGATAGTCTATTTCCTGCAATTACATGTTGCGGATCGATCAAAGGTGGATCATCTTTGGTAGGATATTTTGATTTTGTAAGTACAGGTACCCTTGGTAATGGACTTCTATAACTAGTTTCACGTTGTAGATTATCATGTAATATGATACAGTCGTCAGCATATTGATTTCTAGCTCTTTCAGAAGCTCTTGTAAAATGATGCATTAGTAGAGCTAAATTACCGTAGTCATAGTCACTTTTCATTTTGTCAATCTTCTTGTTCATTGCTTCACGTCTATCTTCTGACATTGAGTTTATAATATCATAAAATATTGTTTCCAATGAGTTTTGTCGACGTGGTTCAGGTGCAACAGAACTTTTTTTCTGTGTAGATTGTTTACCACCACAACCTTTAATACTTTGTTTACTTGGCATATTATTATATTCATTATTAGATAATTTGCTTTTATATGCAATAACCAGCTCGACTTCATTAGGCAATGACTTTGTAATATAATGATATCTATCACTTGGTTCAATTTGTCTAAATCTTAAAGTATTTGGTTTTTCATCAACGTCCAAACCATCATATCCATGTTTCATAAGCCATTTAATAGCTTTCTTAACAGTCCAATTATCTTTATCGAATACAACACTTTGTACATGTCCTTCGTCATCATAAATACCCGCTCCTGTAGTAATTTCATTTACTTTACTACCGATATCTGTTACTGTGTTAGCAAATTTTCTTAAAAAAGAATCACCCTTAAATAAACTTGATGTATCTTGTTTAATAAAGTTTCTATCTTGTTCGTTTCCAATATTTGAACCGTTTAATAAAGCTAATATAAAATCTTGGCAATTATTATCATAAGCAGAATATTTGAACCAATTACCACCTTGGATACGCTGTCCTCCTTCTAGGAGATGATTAAGGGTTAGACCAGGAGGAATACCAGACACTTCCTTTTGTTCTCCGGCTTCTAATTTCTTTGGGCGTTCGTACATGTTAATCACTTCATTCTTTTCAACGGCTAAACGTGTACTGTCGGTAAATTGTAAATCTACGCGTAAATGAAATAGCTTATCGTAAGGTAACATACTAAATCTTTCATTGAATGCACCCATCGAAACAGCATTGAGTGCTCCTGTAAGTAGACTAGGAACAGGAGTCCTATCGATTGTCATTTTAACAATCTGTTTATCACCGTATTGTTTGATTAATTGTCTAACCTTAGGAGGATAATCTTTACGCCCATGTAATACAACATTCGTATAATCAGTTACACCTTTTACAACTTTATTACTTACATCCTTAACACCTTCAACTGCTTTATTATATGTATG